TATCCCATGCAGTACAAGGCATGGCTCTCCGGCCTCGACGATTCCCAGAGCTTTAGTCTTCCGACGGATTCCAACACTTATCTGTTCCCGGACGGCGAAAACGACCCGGAGCTACAGAGGCTCAAGCGTGAGTCGAGCGACGAGTTCTGGCTTGAGAGGATCAAGGGTATCCCGGTACCGCCGCAGGGGAGGGTGTTCCCCGAGTTCAGGCCCGATATACACGTCAGGAAGGTACAGTGGGAGCCTGATTACCCGGTACACCTGTGGGTAGACCCGGGTTATGCGGGCGCTTACGCCGTTGAATGTGTGCAGGTAGTGGACGGGCAGGTCAGGGTATTTGACGAAATCTACGAAAAGGGCCTCGTAACCGAGGATATAGCGACGATGGCCCTCAACCGCAACTGGTGGCAGTCTTCCGAGAAGTTCGGTGTCATAGACATAGGCGGGACGCAGCACCAGGCCATGCCCGCAGCCGCCGAACAGTGGCTGAAACAGACCGGGATTACCTTTTCATCAAGGAAAGTACGGATAATGGAGGGCGTGGAGCGTCTGAAGACCTTTTTGAAGGTAAATCCGTCCACGCAGATGCCGTGGCTTGCTATAAACCCCAGGTGTACTGGTATACTGAGCGAGTTCGGGGCCGTTCCCAGCCCGTTTGACGGCCAGGACAGGGCATATCGGTGGAAAATGAACCGTGAGGGCGGTGTGGCGGGTGAATCACCTGAAGACAGGTACAACCACGGCATAAAGGCCCTCACATACGGCCTGATCGACCGTTTCGGCTACGTTCACAGCGGAAATAACAAGGTTTTCAGGATGGGAAGATGGCGATAAGGAAACCCGAGGATGTAATTAACCTCGTTGACGCTCATCACAGGGTAACATCGGCCCGGAGGGACCGCTTCAACGAAGACTACCGACTGTACCGACTGGAGCGCACCGATGACGACGCCCCGGAGGACTTCGAGTGGTATACGAGCAACGATCCCAAGACATTTGTTAAGAAAGTCCTCTCATGGGCCAACCTCGCGGAGCTTATGCTCAAGATCTCCAAGCACCAGGACCAGCGACACGAACGCGAGCTGGACGAGATGAAGGAGAAATGGCTCCGAAAGGTGCTTGAACTCGGCGACCACAGGCTAGCGAGACTGCTCCTGCCCTCACTCCGTAACCAGATGTCCTTTTACACGATGATGAGGGGCTGGGACTCGGGAAGGGCTCTCCTGCGTAAGACAAAGGACGGCGAGACCTTCGTGGATATCACGCCGTGGGACCCTCTCAATACCTACTGGGGCATGGGTGCCGACGGACTTGACTGGGCCGTGAACAAGGTAATGAAGCAAAACCGCCAGATCGAGCTTGAGTACGGCGTAAAGCTGAGACTCACCGAGGACGAGTCCCTCGACGACCAGGCTGTGTATGACTACTACGACGGCGAAATAAACCTCGTGGTCATCGAAGACCGCGTACTGAAGAAGCCCACCCCGCACGGCGATCCCGGCGGAGTCCCCGTGTATATGAGTGCTTTCGGCGGGATACCGCCCATAATGTCCGACGATGTGAACGATACGGAGAAGGACTACGGCGAAAGCGTACTGGAAGATGACCGAGGGATTATTGCCAAGAAGAACAAGGTGACCTCGATACTCCTTGAACTTGCCGCACGTAGCCAGATGCCGGGGCTGAAGATATATTCCCACGACGGTGCCAAGATGCTGCCGGAAGACCCGCATAAGAAAGGCTCGTGGATCGGTCTCAGGCAGGGACTTGAGGACGTGCAGGTACTCGATCCCATACAGGCGGCACAGGAAACAGGGCCGCTTCTTGGCATATTCTCAGCCGAGATGCAGAGGGGCAGCTTACCCAATACAGTGTTCGGGGAGTTGCAGTTCGCACTCTCTGGATTCGCCATCAACTCGCTCAGGCAGGGCATCGAGACTGTACTAGCGCCCCGCATCAAGATGATGGAAAACACCTATATGCAGATAGCTACCATGCTTTCACGTCAGTACGGGTCGGGTGCCTTCAGGCCCCTGAAAATGCTTGAGGATATACCGCCCATCGTACTGACCGAAGGATGCGAACCCACTATAGAGCTTATAGCCCAGTTGCCGGAGGACGATGCCTCCAAGATGGCAGCGGCCCAGATCATGCGAGAAGGGCCTACGCCGCTGTTCCCGGACTACTGGATTCGTAACGACTGGCTGGGGATAAAGAACGCCGATGTAATAGAAGATGCCATAGAGGCGCAGACCGCAGAGCGGGCATTGCCCGAAACGGGGCTGTGGACACTCTACAAGGCGGCGATGCGAAGGGGCCAGCACGACATAGCGGCACTTATACAGGACCAGCTCATGCTGCTGTACTTCCAGAAGATCAAGCAGATGCAGCAGATGGGCATGATGCAACAGGACCCTATGGGGCAACCTGGACCTATGGGGCCATCGGGGGCTCCGCCTATGCCGGGGCAAAACGGGCAGGGGCCACCTCCAGGGCCTCCGCCCGGGTCTCCGCGTCCACCGGGGATGAGGAGCGCGATACCGCCGGGAGGCGGAGCGGGCATCTCTAACCCAGGGCCGCAGGTACCACCGGGTACTCCGAGACCGGGCGCATTGTCATCACAGGAAAGACTTGCTAATATAGGGCTATTCGGCCCGTAGGGGAGGGTATAAACAATGGAAACAAAGATATTTGAAGCCCTGTTACGTCTTCTCAGGCAAGAGATAACATATGACCAGGCAACTGAGGACATCGTTGACTACTTTGAATCTATAAATCCAGAGCTAAGTCGTGCAAACTGGGGTACAAGCGCGAGAGCCCTGATAGCACATTATATGAACAGGAGTGGAGAGTATGGCACTCCTACGTCAGCTTTTGGGCCGAGCTTGAATCAAACTCAGCTAGATCAAGTAACCACTGCTACTGGCAATCTTTCTCCCACCACTGGTGACCTTCTCCAGGGTACCGGAACACAGGAAGCTCAGGCCATAGCCCTCGAACGCGAGAGACAGACTCAAGAGCAGCGAGGACAGATTTTCTCAGACTATATGGCTAGTTTACCTACCAGGGGAGAGGGCGCGGTTCACCCATATTTTCGGCAGGCAATAGCGGCACGCCGAGTACCGATAGAATCTCAATTCATGGTAGAAGCAATGGGGGCACAGCCTCAGACAACGGCTGAAGGCGGAATAACATGGCCGACGGCGTCAACCGATTTCAGACAATATCTTATGACTAACCCCAGCCTCAGAATCAATCCCACGCAGTTCCGCGCAGATATTACGGAACTGGGACGACAGGCTGGTTATGGTCAACGTGCAGGGATAACAGGGCCTGCCGTACCCTCCGGGACTACAGACGCCCAATCACAAGCCCTGGCAGCAATGCTAGGGAAATATGCTCCTGTATTTATCCCGGAACTTGCCGCTGCTGAAATGAACCCCTTCCTCCGACCTATGCAAAGGCAGGCCGTTGAAAGAAATATAGCAGCATGGGAAGGCGCAAATCCTCTCGGTGATCTTTTCCAGCAATGGCAACAGGCTGGCTACGATGTACCAGCAGCAGGGTTCATTTAAATGACAATGCAGCCGTTTAATGCCCAATTCCCGTTTATGGAGTTCCTTGAGGAAGACCCTGGAACCAGGGCAGGCTACTTTTCATTTCAGGACAGGTTCGGGCAGTCTCCAACCCAGCGGAACTGGTTCGAGAACCAGTTCTCAAACATAAGAAACGAGTTCTTAGGGACGCTCGGGCAGCAGATAAGGCAGGGCCAGACACCCAATGCACAGTTTACTGACTTCCTACAGGCGTTCCCGTTTTCACAGCGGTTCAGTGCTTTGCCGCCCTCGATGAGAGGAGCTGCTACCAGTAGATTTGCACCACAGACTAGATTCTTCTTCTAGTTATGGTAACTCCCGGCTTAGGAGTTGGCTCTTTCATACGCCGAGGATATGGTGGTTCATATAAGGCGCTTATGGAGCAGCTCGGTCTAAGTAGGCCCGAGGATGTATTAGAGGATGGGGCTGACGCCCGCAGGCGCAGGGACCAGATCCTCGATGAAATTGCAAGACAGGGTGGTTTCCGGCCAAAACCGCCAGGACCTCCTGAGTTTGGCACCGCAACTCCAAGGCCTATTGACCCCGAGGGGGCCAGGAGACAGGTCAGGACATCACTGGGACTACCTCCTGATACGACCATAGACGGCAGGCCGTTACCGCCCATGTGGCCTCGTGACGAATGGGGACGGGTTGTCCCCGGCGAGGTCGAGCGCACGATCCCACCAGTATCACTGGGTGCCGCTATCCCCTTACCAAGTCCTCAGCCAACTGTAAGGATGTATGCGCCCCCTCCTCCGCCGCCGAAGAATCTATGGGAGAATATCATGCGGCAGGCCATGAGTAGTGTTTATGGCCTTGGAAGGAGCCAACTTGAACAGGGGCTAGCTAGAAAGCAAGCCGCCGAAACCGTGTTACAACCCGTGTCCCGTGCATTCGGAACAGGTAAGGCGGCAACATCTGCCTCTGGTCTCGCGATAGGTAGACACCTTCCGCCAGTAGCTGACGCGCCTGTTGGCGGATTAGAAGCACATCGGGATCGGTTAGCGAGCACCAGGATTCCGCATACTCAGGCCCTTGATGGCTATGATCCTAAAAAAATAGTAGGAGTATATGGCGCAACGACGCCGGAGGCATTGGAAGCGTTACATATGGCGCAGGGGATACAGGCAGCATTTAAGCAAATATTTGGAAGTCGTGAGGACCACGGTGCACTCCAGGAAAAAGCATCCAAGGCGTTGTTCAGCCGTGGAGCATTTACGTCTCCTATTGAGACTGTGAAGGCCCTACAGGCCGTACAGGAGCAGCGTCCAGAGAGTGAGCAGCTTATAAGCAGTATCATAGCTGACCCCTTTATGTGGAGCCCTGCGTCCATACCAGCGAAGAGCTGGCTGGCGTCTAAAGGAGCCAGAGTTGCACTTGGTTTGGGAGGAAGCGAGTTACGTGGACTCCCCCTCGCGGCTCACCTCGGTCCTTCTCTCAGTACCCGAACAGGACGACTTGGGAGACAGGCCCTTGTACGTGGACTCCGAGGTGCCGAGCTTGCTGTAACGCCAGCGGCAGTAACCGAACAGGCTATGGCGAGGGCGGTAGGGGCTACTTTACAGGCTGGAGGAGCGGGTCTTTCACTGGCTGGTAGGGCAGGGACATGGCCTGTCAGGGCGGCTTACAGGAAAGTTCTGGAGAGGCCACGCGGTCAGCTTGAGGCACTAGAACAGACTATGGGTGGTCCTGCGACAGAAGAGCTTGCTCAACAAACACGGCAGCTTGGTCTATTTGACGCAGGGGACATTCAGCCTCCTGTCAGTGCGATGCCTGATGTCGCTCCCGTCACGGATGCTGGGCATATTTTGCCTACTAGGGTACGTGATTCAATCTTACAAGTTAGGCAGGCAGTTAACGAAGGCGTAGAAAATTATCGTACACAAGGGCCTCAGCCAGACACTGTTATGGGAATCCCAAAGAGGGAAATTCCCGATGATTGGAGAGCAGGTATTGATGATCTCGACGATGTACAACTTGAAGTCGCTATGGGGGCGGAAACCGATAGGCTAGTTGATCTACAGAATGAGATGATAAAACGGGGTGTGAAAGTACCCCGTGACACAGATAACTTCGTTAAGACTGAAGTATATGGAGAGATTAACGCCGTACAGGCAGTTATGACCGAGTCTGGTAGGCGTTCCCGCGTCTTATTGTATGACGCTATTGCAAGACGACATGGGGGCAAGTCTATAGCTGACGAGTTTGATATCCTAGACGATGTTATTCCTAGTGAGACAGGTGGACGGTTAGATCTAAACCGCCTTGCTGCGGATTGGGACACGATGGGCCAACCCGAAATAGGTGCTCAGGTTACCAAGGACGCTATGCGAGTTGTAGAAGAGGCAGATACTTTATTATACCAGCAGCTAGGTAGGCCCACTACCGCAGCTCCCACTCCCGTCCCGGCTCCTGTGCCTACCGGGCCGTTGTCACTGGGATTACCGCCAGAACTCGATGCGTTCAAGCCGGGTTTTAAGAGGATTGGAAAGGAATATTCACCAATATTTGCCTCCCATGTTGATAAGGCTCTCTATATTATCTCCCGTAGGGGGACTCAGATCGGGGTAGAGGGTAGGCAAATCAGCGCAGCGCAGAAAGAACAGTACATGGCATGGCTCCGTGAGAGGCTGCCCACCTTATCCGACGAGGAACTAAAGCAAGCCGGGGACAATGTAGTTAATCACGTAAGTCGAATCGCCAAGGATAACCCAACCCGGCAAGCTCCGGGAGAGCTTCAAATACCGTTTTCCGCAGAAGCAGGCGGATTACCACCTGGTATGACGCCGTACTCAATGCCCGGTAAACTGACGATACCGCTGAATCTAATCTCGGATAAGGCACTGAAGCAACGGTCAAGGACTAAGTCGATTCATGCAGACCTGTATAAAGCGGAACTGCGAAGACGACAACTTGCACGGGCCAGGGGTGAGGAAGGGATACCACCAGAACGCCCCTCCAAAATAGAAGAACAGGTTATCAGGTTTGACGTTCAGAGATCC